CCGTGCTTTCCGTGCTTTCCTTGCTTTCCTTTACAGGTCCTTTATTTAATTCCTGTTGTCCAATTGCTGATGTTGTAGTTGTTGCGATGAATAAGATAACTGAAAATATTGATTGTCGTATCAACAAACTCTCCTTTGTCGGCGGATAAAACTAAAGCCGTAACTTTCGGATGACGAGCATCTTTGGTTACGGCTTCACCTTAAAGCATAGCAAAGATTATTGGAGAAGTTGATACAAAATTGTAAACAAATCAAAATCTTTATCCCCACGATTTGGTACAACGTTAATATCTTTATTTTGTTTCATAACGTTTGTATGAACTGTAACGCATTCAAGACAACGACAACCTTGTCTATATCTTGTTGGTGTGCTGTGGGGTCTTAGCGCAGTTTTCTTTGGTTTACTTTTAAACACACTTCTTTCAAGCGTGGTTAATCCTCCCCACATCCCCCAATTCTCATCAATACCATCTTTAAGACATTCTTTCCATACAGGACAAATGTTACAAACTTCACGAGCAACTGCGTGATATTGTTCTTGATTTTCTGCTTCTAGTGGTGGATACCAAATGTCTACAAGTTTGCCTTTGCACAAAGCATGCTCACGCCACTCCATGAGTTACTCGTCTAAGTTTCTGATAGAAAACTCTCTATACAATTTAACTATATTCTGTGAAGTCTTTTCAACAAATATAACTAAGTCTCTCATTTTCTCATCTTGAGTTGCTAATTTGTTTTGTGCATTAACCAATTGTGTTTCAAGAGAACGGATATATTCGTATAAGTTTTCCCAACCATCGTAACGAAGTTCTGTCAATGATAGATTGCAAAAACTAGAAATTGTCTCTAAAGACATTTTAGAATTTTGCAACAAAGCAGGCAATGCTTTTAATGCCTCACTTAAACGTTCTACTTCAGGAACAAGAACGTGTTTAGGTACAGATGAAGGAAATTTATTGTAGTTATTTAGGTATTGATTCATTGGTAGACCTTGCTGTTGAGGGATTATCCCTTGTAACACAGTCCCACCCACAGCCGATATATCCAGCAATGTCTACCCAGTGGTCTTTTTTATTTGGAGTCCATGACAAACGACTTACTTTAAGTAACGCCATCATGATAGCAACATCATGTGGTTCAATAACCAAATTACCACGTCGTTCTGTGATTCTGGTTAAATAACTATGCCATAAGTCAGCAGTAAGGCTAAAGTCCTCATACGGGTCGCCGTAATCTATATTACGGTCTCCTACAATTAGCGTTATTGCTTCGCGTAATACTTGTTCACGTTCGTGTTCTGCCACGGTATCTCCCTGTTGTTTACACTTTTAACGAGTCTAGCAAAGTCTAACAGCGAACTAACACGAAAATTCACATCATGTTGTCTATTCCACGGATGGTCGCGAAGAACCGCAAAAGCCCCAGCCTGTTCTAATTGCTGATGGTACAACAAATGGTCGTCAATTGCGGCTGAGTATTCTTTTGCTACATGGGTAATAATAGTTTTGTCGTGAGTAAAGTGTAAGTGGTCAGGAATTAAACCATGGTCGTGTAGCCAATCAGCCGTTTGTGACCACGCAGTTGTGGGTCGTGCTGTAATGACATGGATAGTTACCCCTTCTTCCCTCAAAGCAGCCCATCCTAAAGCCGTGCCATCCATAGGAGATTCTGAAGCAAACAAACGGTGAGAGATTGGTGCGGTCATAAGCATTGTTTTGAAAGTGTCTTCACTAATTCCCCAATCTTTATAAAATTCCCATTTTGTTGGTTCTGAAAAAGTTGTTTCTTTCAATACGTCAATGCAGTACTTTTTAAATGCACTCATGAACGGGTAGACAACACCGTCCATATCAATTCCTACATCAGTTATCAACTTTTGTTTGTACATTTTGTAACTCCATCTTTATTGATTCGCTTGAGTGTACTTCTTTATTTGCACAAACTGGTGGATACTTGTTACTTATTACAGATACTTTGTTTCCACACTTTGGACACTGATAAGTATATGGTAACCCTCTCACTAACTCTCCTCTATATCTAAAACGTTATCGTAGAATGCGTCTGTTTCTGCTGGTCCCAACCCTCCATATGATAGTGGGTTTGCAGTCTCTGCTGCCCTTTGCCCAAACAACCTAGACAATACACCGCTTGACCCACGAGCCTCAACTTGAAACTTAAGCATGTCACGAGTATCATTTATTTCTTTAAACTTTTCAACCATTTCAAACGCTCTATCCATTTCAGATGAAAGGTTACTATCTAATCCCTGTCCTTCCAACTCTTCAGCAAATCGGGCAAACATAACACGACTTACCTGCATCTCAATCATGGCTCTCAATGCCGACTGAAGTTGGTCTTTGGTACGAATTTCAATTGGTAACTTAAAAGCACATTCTGTATGTTCCTTAAATGCAGGACATTTTGAAGCGAGATAACAATTATCGCACTGTCTTAAAAGTGCTCCAGAATACCTAATTACGTTTGTTTGTTCTGGGGCAATTTCTATAGATTCCCCATTAGAATCAATGGTTTGAGACCCCATAGTGGTTATGGTTTCTACTCCCATTACAGGTAACAATATGCGTTCACTTTCGTGCCGCTTTTCTGGAGGTGGGATAACAATACCTGTACCTACGTTTTCCACATTTTGGGGGGTACGTGTTTGGTGTGGGGCAATAATTATGTCACCATTTTCAACTTCGTCGTCACTACCACTTTGAGGTGTTGTAGAGGGGTCATAGCCCCCAAAAACACGCTCTTCATAACTTTTCCAAGAACGTATGGCAAGTGTTCCAACAGCATCTACCTCGTCAGCCATCACCTGTTCGTAGGACACGCCAAGACGTTCAATATCATTCCTGTGTCTTTTGCGAGCACTTTCTTTTTGTTGTGCAGGATAACGACGTAAACTATGACCAGTCCAGACTTGTGTTTCTCCGTAACGTATTGCACTTGTCCATGAATTAACTAACACGGAATCCCAACCGACATTTTCAATGTGTTCTGGTTTAGAGGTTATTCCAACCATCACCGTATTCCATCTAGTGGCAATGGAATTAATCCTGTTGTGAGGGTGCTTAGCCAACGCTTTGTCGCTTATAGCAACTCGTCCATGTTTTTGACAAATCCAATTAAGGCGTTCTAAATCTTCTCCATCATTCCAAATAGGTACATACTTGTTTTCAAGCCATGTTCCATCGTAATCTGGTCTACCAATTACCAAAGTTAAGTCATCAGCGTAGGTTCTTAAAAATGAATCGTAACGATTTACATCTTCGTCATTTTCAGAAGTATAAATTAACAATTCAGAGCCATTGAACTTTTCTGAAAGGTTTAAAACTTTCTTTTTAGGAATTGCAAAATGAGTTAAATTAATACCCAATCGCGAGACTTTGGCAGACAACAACATTGAGGCATACATACCCTTCTCTGCTCCACCAAAGTATATTTTCACAATGGCATCACAATGATTGGAGTTTGCTCTCCAACCCACGCGCCAAGACAATTGTAATCAATGTATTCCATTGCTTCTACATCAGTCATACCGTCTCGTGTCATGCATATGTCTACCATCTTTTCCCAAGAGTAAACAGCCAACACTGGTTCGTTAATGCGTTGAGAATATCCAATAAACGCTTCCTCAAAACCGTCCATCAATAAAACGGTTTCACCCATTCCTTCAAAACCATTTGATATGTCATCTCGTAATGTACTTGTCATTATTCTTTCCATGTCCTTTCTGCTTTTTTAAGTGCTTGTGCTTCAATCTTATCTGTTAATTCGTTCCATCCTACTATAGTACGTTGTTCTTCCCATTCAGGACGAACAATAAATGGAATAGTAACTAGTAGTGTTGGAATACCGTCTGCGATTACTTTAGATACAACGGTGGGGTCTGTATCTATATACCAATCAATTTTGCTATGTACAGCGTGTAAAGCACGAACCCTTTCAAGGCGATTGTCAGGACCGCTTTCCCAGTGAAAATCAATTGAGCCTGGTTTGTAGTTTTCTTTTTTTAACCACTCCATAATCAACTGATGTTGGTAGGTTTCTACCCCGTCAACAAGCAAGCAAATGCGACCATTGTAAGTTCCAAAAAGCATTGACCACAATCTTCTGCCATAGTTGTTTGGTTGACTTGAGCCAATCTCTTTAGCCCTGTTTGCAATAACGTCAAACGTTACAATAATCATTTACTTGTATAATCCCAGTTTCAACCGTTCTTTGTATGTTGGGTATTCGGCTGCTGGACAATACATGCACAAGTATTGTCGTTTATCAACAGGTATACCAACTTTTCTTCCGATTGTCTTAGACTCGTCACACCAATCAGGACAGCCTTTGCTAGGTCTATTGTGTTTATTAAAACACTTTAAAGCATCAACTTTTAGTTCATCACGAAAGTCTTTGATGAAGATATCATGAGCCTTTAGTTCATTTTTAATAGCAGTTTCAGCATCTAACTTACTTGCTGTATCTTTGTCAGTCCTAAAAATTAGAGCACGCCAATTCTCGTAGTCTTGATGACGAGCCTTATGCCGTTCCAAAATGTCCAACAGTTCCATGTCGTATTCTGGAGGACCATCGTACGGAGTCATTTTATACATGACCCCATCTGTTTTTCTACCATCAACAAGGCGCCAACAAACTAACAAGCGATTCATAGGTTCTGACATATTGTGCTCCAAACGTTACGCTGTCAGTATACGTTATTATTCAGTAGTTTCCTCTGTTGGCATATATTTACGTAATTGTAGGCTGTCATCCAAAGCCATGCCTAAAAATTCTCCAGTAGCAGGGTCTTCCAAATATGTAAAAGGGTGAGGCAATCTTCCCCTTACTCCTGCTTTACTTCCTTTTGCTACACGAACTAACGACCCTTTTTCACGTTTAATTTTAGAATCAAAAGCATCTAATCCAGTTGGATTCCATTCGTACACTCCACCAACACGGGGTCTTTGCGGTCTTCTCCTACCGTCTTTGGAGGTGTCGTTATTAGCCATAGTATTAGTATATTTTATACTATTCTAACAATCCCATGCTCGCAAAGATTTATTAATGCGACTATCTGGGTCACGTGCTGTTTTAGCAGATGTATTCTTTTTTTTCATGCCTTCCATTCGGGCACAAAATGATTTGCGACGAGCGGCTGATTTTTTAGATTTAGCGGCTTGTTCTTTCTTTACTGGAGGCTTGAGGTCGGAGCCAGGATTGGCACGCTCGTAGGATTTGCGTCCCTTTTCGTTAAGCCCACCTTTTGGATTCTTTCCTTCTTTGCGTTGCCATGCTTCTGATTTAGCCATTATCGGTATATTCCTCGCTATTATTATCTTTTTCTTTGGGTATTCCTGTTTGTTTTCTCATTTGAGATTCCCATAAAATTCTTTGTAATCTTTGTGCAGCAGGACTATTGTAAGTTCCTACTGAATCATACTGTCCTTCAAAATCAGACACTGGAACATTTGATGCATTCATCTCCGCAGCAAACTGTTGTTCTGGAGTCATCCCAGCAGCAGCAAGAAAGTCGTCTTTGCGTTTGCGAGGCATTAACCCTTTTTCTTGGCAACCGCCATGTTGTCAACAAGGTTTGGATAAGGACGACCTGCTTTTTTAGCACGAGCCTTTGCTTCTGCTTTTTCAGACGAATCAAGT